AGATGGAACGACTTGAAGCAGAAATTGGCAACTACTCAGAAGGTGGCACACCTCACAGTTTTGTTATTGGTTAATACCAGTATAATTTATTTTAAATAATATATAATTTATTTTAAATAATAATAACATGACGGATTCCAGATATAGAAGATATGAAGATTGTGATATAGATGAACTGGAAGAAATTGTAGATCATCTGGAAAATATGTCTATCAGTGCTTTAAAAAATAAAAAGTTAGACATACGAAAACAAATTCTCGGTGCGGTAAAAGAAGCTAAATTAGTCATTGAAAAACGCCTTAAAAAATAGTATAATAAACTATGCTGATAGGAATCGTAGGACTAATAGGGTCTGGAAAAGATACTGTATCTAATAGACTTGTTGAAAAACACGGTTATCAAAAAGATAGTTTTGCTAAAAGTTTAAAAGATGCTGTGGCCTCAATGTTTAATTGGGACAGAGACATGCTCGAAGGCGATACAGAATCTAGTAGACACTGGCGTGAACAGCCCGACAAATTTTGGAGTGAGAAATTTGGAAAGCCTGTAACACCAAGATGGGTACTACAATATTTTGGCACAGAAGTAATGCGTGGACAAATGTATGACGCAATATGGGTAGATAGTTGCATGGGACGGTATAAAGGACAAAACACTGTCATTGCAGATACTAGATTTCCCAATGAAGTCAAACAAATACGTAAGCAAGGCGGTAAAATTATACGTGTTAAAAGAGGCGCGGACCCAGAATGGTTCGTCAATTACGTGGAAGGAAATATCGCACCAACAGGCATACATTCATCTGAATACGCATGGGCTAAAGAGGAGTTTGATTTTGTTATTACTAACGATAGTGATAAAAAGGCCCTTTACGCAAAAATAGATGATCTAATCATCAGCAACAAGATCACCCATTCTCCAGCCGAGACGTCTGACCCCTTGCAACCTTTGGCAATTGGCGCAAACAGTTTTTAAGTTAGAACTAACAGTATTACGCATGTCACCATCTACAAAGAATACATCTAGTTGAGCCTGACTTTGTGCTTTAAAACCACAGAGCTCACACTTTTTATTTTTTTTGTAACCTGATCTTTGAAGAGGAGTCACTCCTCCAATTTTCTTTCCTGATCTTTTTCTAATGCAAGTGTCACAATGGCTTCTCCAATAAACCCTGCCGTACCGCTTGTAAGCGTATGCCCTGGGTTTTGACTTACATAATTTACATAATGGTCTGTCTTTATACCGCATAACAGTATTTACGTTCCCTATATAGGCACCTAGAAAATGGTAAATTATGTCAACAAAACCGTACGATCTAATAAATAACTCTAGTATACGTACAACTTGCAAGGAGAATACGAAAAATGGGAACATTAACATCACCAGGAGTAGAAGTTTCAGTAATAAATGAAAGTTTCTACGTACCATCAGATGCTGGTACTACACCACTATTCATAGTAGCATCATCACAGGACAAGCAAAATGGAGCAGGAGACGGCACTGCATCAGGAACAACAACTGCAAATGCCAACACTGCGTTTTTAATATCGTCTCAAAGAGAATTAACAGAGACTTTTGGAGACCCAAAATTTTACACAGACGCTTCAGGAAATCCTTTACACGGATATGAATTAAACGAATACGGACTACAAGCGGCGTACAGCTTCTTAGGAGTTGCCAACAGAGCATTCGTACTAAGAGCGAACGTTAACACATCTGAATTAGTTGGAAGTGCAAATCCTCCAACAGCAAGACCGGCAGATGGAACATATTGGTTTGACCTTGCATCAAGCTCTTATGGTTTATTTGAATGGTCGCAGACTAATCAAACTTTTACAGCAATAACTCCAATATTGATCACTTCTGTTTCTGACCTGGTAGGAAACGTGTCAACTGGTGTTCCAAAACAAAACGTTGGAAACATTGGAAGTTATGCAATTAACACCACACATGTTACAAATAAAATTTACAAGAAAAATGCAAGTAACACATGGAACCATGTAGGATCAAGTGCATGGCACGCCGCGTTACCGATTATTACAGTCGCTTCAGGCACAACTGTAACAGACGGCAAAACAATGGTGCTAAATGATGTTACAATCACGGTTTCTGGAACAGCATTATCTAACGTTGCAACTGCAATTGGTTCAAATGTGACCAACGTATCAGCTAGTGTCAACTCCGTAACAGGTAACCTAGAAATTTTCCACAATGGTCAATTTGCAGGTGACTCAACAGGCGGTGCAGGAACAATAAGATTCAACGAGGGTACAGGCCTATTAGGTGAACTAGGAATCACTACAGGAGTTTACAACGGTCCTAAATTCCTACAAGCGGCACACACTGCTAGACCAACTTGGAAGACTGCAGACGAAAACAGACCTAACGGTTCTGTTTGGTTTAAGACAACATCTGCAAATTCAGGTGCTAATATTGTAGCAAAACTTTATAGTGCGGCAGATGGAGCATTTTCAACAGTGGCTTCACCACTTCACGCTACAAACCATTCAGCTATCTTTAATTTAGATGCCGCTGGGGGAGGAGCAAATTTATCAGCAGGTGCATTATACACTCAGTTCAACGTGACTGAAGAGAGTATGACAGCAAATGACTTAGGCGGAGCAGACACTACAAACAATGTTGGTGACTTCCAAATATTCAGATACGAGGGCGGAGAAACAATAATCAACTCTAAAACTACGTTCCCAAGTTTCACAGCAGGAGAAACATTCTCAGTGCAGGAATCAATTAAGAACCAAGAAGCATTGGATACTGCAAAAACAGTTACAATGATCTCTGGAGATGGCTCAACACTGGGTGATGCAGATGACTTTGTTACTGCGTTCTCAACAGCCAACTTTACGAACTTAGAAGCATCAGTGATCACTTCGGGTGATTTCAAAGGTGCTATAAGCATTAAACACAAACTTGGTGGTGAATTCAGAATGGTGGATACGTCAGGTACTCCATTAGCTGATGCAGGTTTCAGTACTACAACTGCACACAGCTACGGTTCATTCACAGCAAATAGCACAACATTGATTGACAACTTGTATGATGCTCCAACAGGAGAATCATTAGACTCATCAGCCAACAATGCTGTTGTGGCAACAAACTTTAAAAGATTAAGCTACACTGCTTCATTGAGCGAACCAACAAGTGAACCAGCAGATGGTACATTATGGTATGACACGTCAATCGACGAAGCTGACATCATGGTACACAATGGAACAACTTTCGTTGGATACAGAACAGCTTATTCAACTACAGATCCAAATGGTCCACAGTTCAGTGCTACAGCGCCGACTACGCAGTCAGATGGAACGCCATTAGTAAACAATGATTTATGGATTGATACAAGTGACCTTGAGAACTATCCAAAACTTTATAGATATAATACAGCGGCCACTTTGACTTCGACAAACACTTCGAATCAAGTAGCAGTGACTACAACAGGTGCGGCATTCGAACTTGTTGACAAAACAGACCAAACCACAGAAGACGGTATTGTATTTGCAGATGCTAGATTACAAACAACGGCAGAAAAAGCCGACTCAACTGATGCAAACACGGCCGGTCCTTTCAGTTCAATTAAGGATTTATTAAGTGATGGATTCTTAGACCCAGATGCACCGGATCCAACTTTGTTTCCTCAAGGTATATTGCTTTGGAACACAAGAAGAAGTGGTTACAATGTTAAGGAATACAAAAACAACTACATTACAACTACAAAATATCCAGGAAGCGGATCAACAGGTTTAGGTAACATCAGAGCAAGTAATGAAGCAGTTGGTGGTTACTATCCAGACAGATGGGTAACTAAATCGGCAAACAACGCTGATGGTTCAGGATGTTTTGGAAGAAAAGCTCAGAGAAAAGTTATTGTTCAACAACTTAAATCAGAGATAGACACTAACCAAGCAATTAGAGAAGACCAAAGAGGTTACAACGTAATTGCTGTTCCTGGTTATCCTGAATTGATTGCAAACATGATCAACCTAAACACTGACAGAAATAACACAGCATTTGTTGTTGGAGACACTCCTTTAAGATTAGAAGGGACTGCAACATCTATTACAAACTATGCAAACAACACAGCCGGAGCACTAGACAATGGTGAAGATGGCCTTGTGAGTTCAAGTGATCATCTAGGAGTATTTTATCCATCAGGATTAACAACTGACAACACAGGAAAACAAATTGTTGTTCCACCATCACACATGATGTTGAGGGTGTTAGCAAACAATGATAATATCGCTTTCCCATGGTTTGCTCCATCAGGAACTAGAAGAGGTGTTGTTGATAACGCTACATCGGTTGGATTTATAAATTCAAGTAGCGGTGAGTTTGAAGCAATATCTGTGACGGAGTCAGTGAGAGATTCAATGCATGAAGTTAAGATCAATCCGATCACATTCTTTAGTGGAGCAGGTATTGTGAACTTTGGTAACCTAACTAAAACATCAGCAAGTTCGGCACTAGATAGAATAAACGTTTCAAGATTAGCAGTGTTCCTAAGAACACAATTAGATGCAATCGCAAAACCGTTCATATTTGAGCCGAACGATGAGTTGACTAGAAATGAAATCAAACAAGCGGTTGAATCATTCTTGTTAGAACTTGTTGGCCAAAGGGCATTGTTTGACTTCTTGGTAGTATGTGATGACACAAATAACACGCCTACAAGGATCGACAGAAACGAACTGTATGTAGATATAGCAATTGAGCCAGTTAAATCAGTTGAATTTATTTACATACCATTAAGAATCAAAAACACAGGAGAAATTGCAAAGTTAGGGAACTAATTTTGAATAAATAGGAGAAACAGATGGCAATATCAACTTTATCAAAATTTACAGTACCTTTAGCAAACGATCAGAGTTCAGCATCACAAGGCTTGTTGATGCCAAAACTACAATATCGTTTTAGAGCGATACTGGAAAATTTTGGAGTATCAACACCAAGATCAGAACTAACAAAACAAGTTATTGATATAACAAGACCTAACTTGACTTTTGATAACGTGACACTAGATGTTTACAACTCAAAAGTTTATGTTGCGGGTAAACACACTTGGGATCCAATAACAATCAACCTAAGAGATGACGTGAACAACTCTGTCACTAAACTTGTTGGTGAACAAATTCAGAAACAATTTGATTTCTTTGAACAAAGTTCAGCGGCATCGGGTATTGATTACAAATTTACTGCAAGAATTGAAATGCTAGACGGTGGTAACGGAGCAAGTGCACCAAATGTATTAGAAACATTTGAATTATATGGTGCTTACATTGAGAACGTTAACTACAACACACTAGCATATGCAACATCAGATCCGGCTACAATTACTATGTCAGTGAGATATGACAACGCAATCCAAACTCCACAAGGAACAGGAATCGGCACAGCGGTATCTAGAACAATCGGTACGTTAAGTACAGGTGGTGGACAGTAATAAACAAAATTAAGTTAGCAATTATAACAAGAAAAGCGTCTTTATAGGCGCTTTTTTTGTGACTATAAATAAGAGTATGCCAAGCATTAATAATTTACTACAAGGTTTCCAGGACGGCTTACCTGGCATGAAGGACTACGCACACGCATCTCGATTGTATCTAGACGACAATTTCAAGCTGATGCCGAAACAAAAGTTCTTGTTTCATGTTGTGTTCAATTTAGACGAAGAGCTTTTTCAAACAAAATTTGCGGCAAACGAAAGGCTAGAATTAAACATGCTGGTTAAAGCATGTGACCTACCAAAATATGACCTGAGTGTTGAAGAAAAAATTCAGTATAACAAAAAAATGTATGCCACAACTAGGATAGCATATGAACCTGTTAACATTACATTCCATGACGACCATGCAGATACAGTAAACGCATTTTGGAAGAAATATTATGAATATAACATAGCGGATTCAATTGGGATGAACAATGATCTAACAATTTCCGACACTAAAGATGACTACTATGATGGCATCAAAAAAAGAAGAACTACTAAATTTGGATTAGACACACCAAAGATAAGACGAAGACCATATATCAGAGGAATAGAAATTTTTGTGCTTCACAAACAAAGATTCACGTCAATGACTCTAGTCAATCCTGTGATAGGATCATTTTCACACGATAACTTAGATCAGGCGGACGGTGCAGGAGTAATGAATAACACAATGCAGATACTGTACGAAACAGTAATTTACAAATCAGGTATTGTTAATAAAAACAATATACCAGGTTTTGCAACTATACACTATGACAATGAACCAAGTCCATTGACTGTCCTAGGTGGCGGAACCAACAGTGTGTTTGGACCTGGTGGTGTTGTAGACGGCATAGGTTCTGTAATTAAAAATGTGCAGTCGGGAAACATCCTTGGTGCTATTCTAACCGCATCCAATACCTATAATAATGCAAAGAAAATTAAGAAAAAAGATGTCAAAGAAGAATTAAAAGGTATAGCAAAAAAAGGTGTACTAGAAGTTGGTAAACAGGCAGGTACAATAACAAACCCTGTTGCCCAGTTTTCGGTTGGTGCGGCTATTGTTGCAGGCACAGTCTTAGCATCAGCAAAAGGCACGGCTGACAATAAGGACCAGTCTAATAATACAGTGGTCACAAATGCAAATCCAGACACAGCCAATATTTTGACATCGGATGAGTCATTTAATCTCGTATCAAATGATGAAAATATAAGAAATCAAATAGCGGCAGGCATATACTATAAAGATATCGGATCACGAAAAAATTTAAGCATAGCCGAATCCGATGTTGAATATACAGGCTCAAGTGACACTATCAAAACTGTGTATACAAACAAAGCAATAACAGACATCCGTAAATTAGTTACAGAAGGATACATTAAAATTGAAAGACAAACACAAAACGTTGAGATTGCAACAGAGAAAGCAACACTATAATGACTGAAGTTTATACTAACTTACCACCAAAGCAGAAAGATGATCTCGATAAAACAATAGAAAAATTAAAAACTAATACTTACGAGCAAGAGTTTGAGTTTAACGTTGGTGAGTATGATGCTACAATAGCTTTTTTTGTCAAGCGTGGATTCAAGAGAAGTTCAGCTGAGGCAACTGCCTATGCAATACTTTCACAGGCCAAAATAGACAACATAAAGCCGCAAGAAATATTAGATCAATTGACCTTTGCTAACCCGGCCTTATTATCTGAATTAATTACAATAATATTAAATGCCAACAGATACAAGTCAAGTAGGTTAGGCGTTAGGAAAACGCTGGCAACAAAAGAGACGGTATCTAGAAACATCATAGACTAATGTTGCCTAGATTTGCAAGGGGAAAGTTCATTCCTAAAAACCAAGCCAAGTATGTGGGGACAAAAACCCCGACTTATAGGTCAAGTTGGGAACACGCATTTATGAGGCTATGCGATGAACATCCTAATGTGTACCAGTGGGCCTCTGAATCGATAAAAATTCCTTATAGACATCCTTTCACAGGAAAATACACTGTTTATGTTCCTGACTTTTTCATAATTTACCAAGATAAAAATGGAAAGAAACATGCAGAAATGGTCGAAGTAAAGCCGGCATCACAGACCACTATGGAATACGCAGGAAAAAGTACAGCCAAAAAAAAACAGGTGGTGATTAATATGGCAAAGTGGGAAGCCGCTTCTGCCTATGCTAAACAAAGAAAAATAAAATTTAGGGTAGTGTCAGAAGAACAGTTGTTTCACAATGGCAAACGTAAGTAAATACGAACATGACAAAGAAATTGGAAGATATACTTAATTTACCAAATGTTAAAGAAGCCTTCAAAGAAGTAGATAAAAAAGAAAAAGACAAAAAACTCAAAGAGGCTAACGGACACAATGCTTCTTCAAAAAATCTTGACCCGCAGACACAGGCAAATTTACAAAAAAGCTACGCAGAATTTGATAAAATTTCATCTGCTCTGCCGCAAGTAAAAGGACTAGGCGAACTGTCAGACCTTGAACTTGATAAACTGGCTGTGGAAGCAGAAGAAAGTTATAAAAATCTCATGGATCTTGGTATGAACGTTGACTCAAGATACTCAGGACGTATATTTGAAGTTGCAAGTACAATGTTACGTAATGCCATAGATGCAAAGGGCTCAAAAATAGATAAGAAGTTAAAAATGGTGGAATTACAACTTAAAAAGCAGAAGATCGACCAGGGTAATAAGGACGGTGGACCAATAGAAGAAAGTGACGGATTTGTAATATCTGACCGTAATGAATTAATGAAGAAACTGCTGAAAAAAGACTAAATATTGCATATGAGCACGTTTAAGGACTATCTAACCGAAGCAGTAAAGTCATATGACTATAAAATTAAGGTAGCAGGCGCACCTAAAGACATAGACAAAAATGCTTTGGAAACAGCACTACAAAAATTTGACCTAGCTAAGATGTCAGCAGGCAAAACCACACCAATTCAAAGTTTGCCATTGGATTTTCCTGCCTTAAGCAACGAACAAGTAACAATATTTGATGTGACAACAAACTATCCTGAATCACCAAGGGTAATGCATGAATATCTTTCAGATATTTTAAGAATACCTGCTACTCACATTGTAGTAAGAAAGCCAGGAGAACCAACAGAACAGTATCAAGCAGACATGGAGACTGCTAAAACATCAGAATACAAAACTAAATTACAAGACATAGAATATTCAGATCACGCAAAAATTAAACCAGAAGATTTTCATTCAAAAGAAGCTAACATGAGTCTTTTAAAAGAATTACTAAAAGATAGAGAAAGCAAATACACAGTTGAAAAAGGCAAAGACAATGAAACAAAAGGCATGATGCCAAACGAAGACGACAAAACAGCAGGATCACCAATTCACACAGGTCCTGGAAGGGAATAAACTATGGAAATGATTGACGTATTAAAAAAACTTAAAGAAATTGCAGAAACAAAACCTGAAGTGGTCAAAGATGCTGTGGAAAATGTTGAGAGAACTAATCCTAAAGTTGACGAAGGCAAAATGAAAGACTATCTGCACAGCGAAGCAGAAAAGATGTCCAGGGAAGAATTTATTAAAAAACATGGAGAGAGCCTAAGAGGTTTCTACAATTCAATCATGGGATCAGAAGACGATGACGATGATAGACCAGATTCCATGGAAGGTAAAGACATGAAAAAAGGCAAAGAGACTATGAAAGAAGATATGCATATTACTACTGACTCACCGGAGGAAGCAGGAATGTTAATGCAAATTTTAAAAATGGCTGGACTACAACCTGTAGACGCAAAGATGATGGGCATGGAACCCAAACAGGACATGGATCACGGAGACGATTCCATGGGCACAATGCAAATGGCTAAGATGAGAAACATGATGATGAAGCCTGACATGGAAAAGCAAGAAGAAACATTTGCTAATGAACCAGAAGAGAAAGTTCAAGATGTAGATAGTTTAGTAAACAAACATTCAGGTGGACTGAACAGACAGAAAAATTCTTTCTCTAGAGCGGAACCAGGCGATAACCCAATGACTGTGGAAGATAAAATTACAGAACAGGATCTTGCAAATAGTTTAAGAGCACAGTATGAAGGATTCAAAAAGGCATATCAAGAAGCGGCAAAGCCTGATTACATTGACTTAGACAAAGACGGCGATAAGACAGAGCCAATGAAAAAAGCGGCCAAAGACAAAGAAGCTAAAGAAAAAGAAGCAAAGTAATACTTTTCTAAGCAAAATCACAGCGTTAAATACTACACTATGGCGTATGTATCATTAGATAGCGATCAAATTAAAAAGGCGCACAAGAAACACAAATACACAAAAGATCAAGTTGAACTGCTTGAAAAGTGTATGGACGAAAAAACAGGTCCATTATTCTTTATGAAAACTTTCATGAAGATCCAGCATCCAACTAAAGGCGAGATGAAATTTCAGCCTTATCCTTATCAAGAAAGATTGATAGATGCTTACAACAATCACAGATTCTCAATATCAATGCTACCTCGACAGACTGGAAAGACTACCTGTGCATCAGGTTATCTTATTTGGTATGCAATGTTTAAACCAGATTCACAGATACTAATTGCGGCTCACAAATATGCAGGTGCATCAGACATCATGTCAAGGGTGCGTTATGCGTATGAGATGTTGCCTAGTTGGATCAAAGCAGGTGTTACCCAATATAATAGAAACAGCATTGAATTTGACAACGGATCAAAGATAATGGCAACCACCACTACTGAGAATACTGGACGGGGAATGTCACTTACGTTGATATATTGTGATGAGTTTGCATTCGTACAACCACCAGAAAAAGCCAAAGAATTCTGGACATCACTATCACCAACATTGAGTACAGGTGGAAAATGCTTGATTACTTCCACCCCAAACAGTGACGAAGATCAGTTTGCAATGATATGGAAAGAGGCCAACAAAAGATTTGATGAATACGGAAATGACAAGATAGTAGGCACCAACGGCTTCTATGCAATGAAGGCCCACTGGAACGAACATCCAGAACGTGACAATGCATGGGCTGAAGCAGAAAGGGCCAGAATAGGCGAAGAAAGATTTAGACGGGAACACGAGTGTGAATTCTTGATCTTTGATGAAACACTTATATCAAGTTTAGTCCTCGCAGATATGGAAGGCACCGCTCCTATCGAAACCACAGGACAGGTGCGTTGGTTCAAACGTCCAACTCCTGGCAACACATACCTTACTAGCTTAGATCCAAGCATGGGCACTGGTGGAGATTTTGCGGCAATACAAGTTTTTGAATTACCTACGTTTGAACAGGTAGCAGAATGGCAACATAATCAAACACCAATGAATCAGCAAGTAAGGATCTTGCAAGGAATAAACAAACACATACATGATACAATCATGGAAAAAGATGCATCGGCTACTCCGCAGATATTCTATTCAATGGAAAATAATTCAATAGGAGAGGCCGCACTTATGCGTGTGATGGACATAGGTGAAGAAAACATTATGGGAATGTTTCTTTCAGAACCAATAAGAAAAGGACACAGACGTAAGTTTAGGAGAGGCTTTAATACAACTGCAAAACACAAAATAGATGCCTGCACAAAATTTAAAGAACTTGTTGAAAATGATAAGATGAAGATCAATTCACAGCTTTTAATTTCCGAGCTAAAGGATTTTGTGGCATCTGGCATGAGCTATAATGCTAAACCTGGACAGCATGATGACCTTGTCAGTGCATGTCTGCTTATGACTCGTATGATGAAAGTATTAGCTGATTTTGACCCTAAAATATTTGAAAAATGGACAGACAGGACCAGCCAAATCACTCCAATGCCGATCTTTGGATCGTTTACAGGTTAATAAATACACTATATGAACCCAAAAAATTCACAAGATCTGTTCAACAAGATAAGATCACAGTTCTCAAATATCAGACTCGGAGACGTAAACGGTGCGGCAACGGCAGACCCAGGAAGTGCTGTATTTTTTGAGTTTGAATTTCAGGAAGATGCTGACACTTTTGGTTCCGTAAGCATTAGTCTCGCAGACGGTGAGAATATGAAAGTGTACTATAACAGAGATCTAGTCAATAAAATTGACGAAGACAGCAAGGATGAATGGTATGCATTTTTAAAAGAATTAAAAGACTTTGCAGTAGAACACCAACTAAGATTTGACGTGAGAGACATCACGAAATCGAACCTAACGAAGCAGGATTATCAAAATCTTGCAGATACGAACAAAACGGTAAATACTGACGAAATGTCAGAAGAACTATCAAGAATTACTAAACTAGCAGGTGTGAACGAAGGTCTAACAGGCACAGCCAAACGTTCATATGAGAACCTAGACAAAACAAAATTAATAATCAGACATTCTGGCTCAGTTGACGAAACTGTACCGGGTGCAAGATCAAGACAGATACAATCACTATACATCGAAAATGAAGATGGTGAGAGATTTAAGTATCCAATGACTCACCTCGCAGGTGCTAGAGCAATGACAAGACACGTTGCTAACGGTGGAAGACCACATGATGAGTTTGGAGAACACATTATAAAGACTTCAGAAGACATAGCAAAATTAAATTCATTCTCTAGATATGTTTCCAACAAAGATCAACTTAACGATAACGCAGGCGACATCATACAACAAACAAAACTTAAATTAGAAAATTTAAGAGAATACATGAGAAACTTGTCAAAACAAAAGCACTATGAGAACGCAAGTAAAAATTTTAAAACAGCAGAAGAAGTTGTCCTCGATGATGAAACTGCAAATTCATACAAAGACAAGTTCACAATGAAAAACTTTGATAGCAGAGTTGAGGAAGCATTGCCATTAATTCACAAGATTATGAGTGAACTAGAAAATGCACCTAAAGAAGAAGAACAAGTTAACGAACTTGAGCCAGATGCAGAGCCAATCGATGCACCAATAGAACCACCGGTGGACCACGCACCAATCGTACAAAGTTTCCTAACAGATCCTGACAAAAAATTAGTTTTAAGAAAAGATGACAGTGCAGATAAAATGTTGAAAGTAACAAAATTTACAGATAAGAACACTATGTTAAGTTCAATACTTTCTGACATAGCGTCAAGATTGCTTACAAAGTCAGGTGAAGAAGACAGAGTGGCTAACTTTGCTTCGAGAGTGGCAGACGAAATGGAACAGGAGAAATCTGCAACCTTCAAACCAACCCCAGACTATATGAAGAACAAAAAAATTGCAATACAGTTGGCGAAAAGATACATAGACGACTATAAGAAAATGCAGAAGGATCCAGGATACGAAAAAGAAGTTAGAATGGAGCCAGGAGCATTCGCACCGAAGAAAGACCTAAAAGGCAAGGCCAAAGAAACGGAAGCATTTGAAGGTTGGGTTGATAGTGTTGGCGAAGCAACAATCAAGCCTTACGTGTCAATGTACAGAGACGACCAAGATGGCAAGATGATATACGATGTTTTAGATAAAGACAGTAAGTCAGCTTTCAAATCAAAAGATTATGATGCGGCAAAACAATATTTGAGTCAGAATTTTGACAAATTAAGAGAGTATGCAACCGAACCAAAGCAAGACCCTGAGATAGAAAAAAAAGATAAAGAAAACGCAACTAAAAAACTAGCTGTTACACCAGCAGATAAAAAAATGAACACACTTGCATTTAAAAGAATGCAGGCAGGTGACGACAGATATGTCGACAAGACTGATGAGCAGATGAGTGACAAAGCTATTGACAAGTTTCACAAAGAGCTAGACAATGTTGTACACAAACACATTGGACACAGCTCAGATGAGAAAAAAGAAAAAGAAGAAATGAAAAAAGAAGGCAACGAATTTGCATTCGCAGTAAGAAAAGCAAAGGCGGCCGGAATGAAGGCAGGCGATAAATTCAAGGTTGGAGATAAAGAATACACCCTACAAGACGCCATAGAACTTGCCGGTATGCAACTAGAAGACTTTTTCTCAGAAGAAGAACAGGCTTACGACAATCAAATCGATAGAATTAAAAACCTAGCATTTTACCAATAATAGTAGTAGACATTAGATAAATATAGTTGTATATTACGTACTATATGTCTAATATACATTTAGGCAACAACAAACATAGGCACACAAGGAGGCTTACATTATGGCATCATTAGCTGAAATAAGAGCGAAATTAAAATCTCAAGAAGTGAATCGCTCCACTTCCAACACAGGCGGAGACAACGCCATCTACCCACACTGGAATATATCAGAAGGATCAGAAGCAGTAATAAGATTCTTACCGGACAGGGACGAAACAAACACGTTCTTCTGGACTGAAAGAAACATGATCAAGTTACCATTCGCAGGTATAAAAGGTCAGACTGACTCTAGACCAGTGACAGTACAGGTACCATGCATGGAAATGTATGGGAAAACTTGTCCAGTACTCACAGAAGTGAGACCGTGGTTTAAAGACAAGTCAATGGAAGACATGGGTAGAAAATACTGGAAAAAGAAAAGTTACATTTTCCAGGGGTTTGTCACAACGAATCCATTAGCAGAAGACACCAAACCTGAGAATCCAATCAGAAGATTTATAATTGGACCTCAGATCTTCAACATAATCAGAGGCGCATTGATGGATCCAGAAATGGAAGAAATGCCAACTGATTACATGAAAGGTGTTGATTTTAGAATCACCAAAACTACAAAAGGTGGTTATGCTGATTACTCAACATCAAAATGGTCAAGAAGAGAAAGAGCACTTGATGAGTCAGAAAGAGCGGCTATTGACACGCATGGGCTTTTCAATCTAGGAGACTTTAGGCCGAAAGAACCAACAGAAGCAGAAGTTAAAATAATCAAAGAATTATTTGAAAAATCTGTTGAAGGCGAGGCTTATGATCTTGAGCAGTACGGACAGTACTTCAGACCAGCTGGCGTGGCTTACCAAGGTAAACCACAAGTGGCAGTGCCAACAGCATCTGCTCCGGCGGCAACAACGATAACAGAAGCGGCACCAACTGCGGCGCCTGTAACTGAATCTGCCCCAGCACCACAACCAGCGGCGGCTACAGCTCCTGCAGGTGACAGTGCCAAGAGAGCAGAAGACATACTGAAGCTAATCAGATCAAGACAAGCAAAATAATCTGACATTTTACCAAGGCCCTAGCATTGACGTTAGGGCCTAGGTATGCTAATATACAACTGCAAAGGATAACATTATGACAAAAGTATTTGACGCAACAAAATTTAGGAAAAGTATAACCAAATCTATACAAGGTCTAGGAATAGGATTTAGTGATCCAACAGATTGGATATCAACGGGCAACTACGCCTTAAACTATTTAATGACCAGTGATTTCAATAAAGGTATTCCCCTAGGCAAGGTTACAGTACTTGCCGGTGAGTCTGGTGCAGGTAAATCTTACATAGCATCAGGCAACATTATTAAGAACGCTCAGGATCAAGGCATATTTGTAATACTAATTGATACTGAGAATGCATTGGACGAACAATGGCTACAGGCATTAAATGTAGATACATCAGAAGACAAACTTATGAAATTAAGTATGTCCATGGTTGACGATGTAGCAAAAACTGTTTCGGAGTTCATGAAGGGCTACAAAGACCAACACGCGGACAACAAAGAAGGTGCGCCTAAAGTGTTGTTTGTTATAGACAGTTTAGGTATGTTGTTGACGCCAACAGATGTTAATCAGTTTGAAGCAGGAGAGATGAAAGGTGACCTGGGTAGAAAGCCTAAGGCATTAACGGCACTTGTTAGAAACTGTGTGAATATGTTTGGAAGTTGGAACGTAGGACTAATTGCGACCAACCACACATACGCCTCACAAGATATGTTTGATCCTGATGACAAGATATCAGGTGGACAAGGATTTATCTATGCTTCAAGCATTGTCGTTGCAATGAAAAAGTTAAAACTTAAAGAGGACGAAAAAGGAAACAAAGTCAGCGACGTAAGAGGTATAAGAGCCGCCTGTAAGGTAATGAAGACCAGATACGCTAAACCATTCGAGGGGGTACAAGTAAAAATTCCATATGACACAGGAATGGATCCATACAGTGGACTAGTAGATCTTTTTGAGAAAAAGGGACTGCTTGTACAAACCGGAAATAGATTAAAATATGTTGATTCGAAAGGAAAAGAACACATAGAATTTAGAAAAGCATGGACAGGTGATAAATTAGATATGATAATGGCAGACTTCAAAGAGGCCTTACCATCTGAACAAACAGAGGAAACCGTTAAAGCATGATCGATTTTACACACGAAGACATAGAACGTTTATGGAACTCGATGGTTCATTATGTTCCAGAAAGACAAAAACTAGACATGGCAATTGATTTTATAAAAAGTTTAGAAGACATAGGTGTAGAACAGGACGAACTTAAAGCGTGTGCCGAGTACGATCCAAAATTAGAGGAAGCCATCAACACTGTATTCGAAGAAGATGATTCGGAGGATATGGGATACGGCGATGATGATGAATGATAAACTGGTACAACGAAGTTAGTCGAAACCTTGACAAGATACCAGATTGCATAGAATATTTTGACAAAGAATTACAAGAAGCTAAAAAACAATGCAAAATTTATGGCAATTTGGAAAAGGCAAGTGCGGCTTTGCCAGGAATAGTAGAAGAAAGATTTGGACAACTACAACAATTAGAAGCAATATTAGAATATTTAAATATTGAATTACGAAGATTAAGATCAAAAACTTTCAGAAAATATTTAGAAAATTATAACAGGGCATTATCGAGTAGAGATGCCGAAAAGTATGTAGACGGGGAAGACGATGTTGTGGACATGGATAAGATTATTAATGACTTTGCACTTATACGTAACCAATGGCTAGGCATAACCAAAGGACTTGATCAAAAACAATGGCAGATCACAAACATTGTGAAATTAAGAGTGGCTGGTATGGAAGATGCCGATATCAAATAGAATTATTTTAACTGACGTAGACGGAGTTTTATTGGAATGGGAAAAACATTTCACTGACTGGATGCTACAACGGTCCTATTATAACGACAGCGAGGAAAGAATATATCCATACAAATTACTGCCAAATAAACAAAACACATACGAGATGGCAGAAAGATTTGGTTTAAGCATACCTGAAATACGTAAGGAAATTAGAGAGTTCAATAAAAGTGCATGGATGGCTACACAGAGTCCAATTCAAGATTCTCAAACATGGGTAAAACTATTAGCCGCAGAAGGATGGACTTTTATTCCAATTACTTCTCAGACATCTGATATTCCAGCACAAACAGTCAGGAAAAAAAGATTAGGAGAATTATTTGGTGATCATATTTTTAAAAATTATCACATTTTGGACACAGGTGCAGACAAAGATTCTGCACTAGCAGAATTTCACAATACTGGGCTATACTGGGTGGAAGATAAGCCAAAAAACGCTTTAGCAGGGCTCAAATACGGTTTAAAGCCTATATTAATCGACCATCCATACAATCGAGATTTTAACCATGACGGAATAATACGAGTAAGTAATTGGCAAGAGATACACAAATTACTATCGGGAAGAAAATGAAAGTTTACGTAGGTTGGGACTCAAGAGAAGATATAGCATATCAAGTGTGTGAACACTCTATCAAAAGAAGAGATCCATCGGCCGAGGTTGTTCCACTCAAACAAAATGACATGAGGTCACAAGGAATCTACACACGCGAAAAGGATAAACTTGCTTCAACTGAATTTACTTTCACTAGATTCTTTGTTCCTTACCTAAATGATTTCAAAGGTTGGGCAGTGTTCTGTGACTGCGATTTTTTATGGAAGATCCCTAGCCATCACTTGATTAAATTTTGTGATCCAAGCAAAGCGGTTGTGTGTGTACAACATGACTACACGCCTAAAGAAACAACAAAGATGGATGGACAAGTCCAAACTGTATACCCAAGAAAAAATTGGAGTAGTATGGTATTATGGAATTGTGAACATGAAAAAAATAAAATGTTAACTCCCGAATTTTTAAATGAACAGACTCCAAAATTTTTACATAGATTCAGTTGGCTCGATGATTCAGAAATAGGCGCACTGCCTCATAACTACAATTGGTTGGTGGGTTGGTATAGAGAACCGGAAGACGGCTCACCAAAAATACTTCATTATACAGAAGGTGGTCCTTGGTTCGATGGATATAGAAATTGTGAATATTCAGATGATTGGAAAAAGGAAGCGATTAATCTTTTCAGTGCTTAATGAATTGGAACAAATTGCAGACACAAAACTATCACGATGAGCCAGTACAGCATATCTGTGCAACTAACATAATAGAACTTAACGAATATGACAGGTTATATGAAAATCAGAATAACCTAAATCATCCTCTTTGGCAGGAATTTTGTGAAAAATATAAGACAAAAGCCATCCTACACGATAACTTCAAAAGCATAAATTTTGATAAAGAGGTCATATGTCTATGGTTCTACAAGGATAGAAACGACCGGACTGCGGCCTATGTCAATATAAATGGAAAACAAATAAAATTTAATCCGAATGTATTTTTATTAACAAGATCTAAATCAATTAAGATGTTTCACAGCGAAAGAAAATATATAAGAAGTCCTGTAGTACAGCTAGACATGAACATAGAAGACTACAACAATATTATGAAAAGATTTCAAAAATAAATCTTATCTACTTGTCCTGCATCAACTTTCCTATCAATAATCAGGTTATTCTTAAATCCTAATTCATTCATGTAATCGTCCATCTCTAGTTCACAGGGCATATCAGGAAAGTCATCGTCCTTGTCAAGATTCACTTCCTGAATGACATACTTGGCCCTTCTAAATATATCAGGTGCACCTTGCATCACCATTATTTCAGCACCTTGAACATCTTGTTTTATTAAATCATATTTGGCATCTTTGCCGACTATTTCGTCAAGGGTCTGCATATTCCTAATTTCATAATCTTTAAAAATACCAAATAGTGTTGACCCTTTTGTGTAGGTCACTTTTTTCCTACTGCCTTTTTGTATTTCTCTTAGATACATTTTGACCTCTCTATTAGAATCACCTAGAACAGCAATATGATAGTCATCCGTAATCTTCTCCAACTTTGATTTATGTTTTGGGCCTGCCTCAATGCAAGTGTAATGTGCGTCGGGCCAGATCTGCTTGACATTGTTGGTCCAAAAACCATTCCATGCACCTATATCCAATATCCTATCAGGATAAAAATTTTTCTCTTCTTTCAGTTTTTTTAAATGATCGTACATCATGCTTTTTTAAAAATAATATCTGGCCAGATCTTGATCAGTTCTTTGTAGCCTAACTCACGCATGTGTTTTTGTATCAGTCCGTTACTACTTCCATATTTTTTACTGTTATTATTAAGCTCAATCATTACAAACTCTATGTTGTCTAGAGTCTTTTTTCCTCCTTCTAAAACTTGCATCTCGAGTCCTTCAACATCTATTTTTATCATGTCTGCGTTTAATATGTCCATTGAATCTAATTTACAAATAACCGTTTCTCCTTCTTGTAGCAACACCCTTGTGTTTTGGGTGGCGGCGTCATTGGTTAATTTTATCTTGCCGTCTAGGTTTCCAACTGCATGATTATGCAACCTAATGTGCTGGAACTGTCCAAGATTTTTAATTAGACATTGGAAGTGTGTCTTATTAGGTTCATAACAATATATCTCCTTGGCATACTTTTGCATTGCCATTGCCCAAGTTCCACACCATGCTCCTATGTCGAGGATAAGATTGAATTTTTTATTATTATCATCACACCATTCAACAAATCGCTTTAGGCATTTGTCCTGCATATGAGGATATCCTTTTTCCCTCCATTGCTCGATCTGTGCATCGCCCGATGGAACCCACAGTCCATTTGCTAATTGTTCTATCATAAAATTTTTTTTGCCATAGGTAATAATTCTCCGGCCCATGCTGTATGTCCTTCCATTCTTGGATGGTCATCTAGATCGGACACAGTTAATTTATTTTTTAGACAAAATCCGTGTTGCGTATCGCTAAAATTACCTTGTAGTTTAAAATATTTTGTTGTGTCTACTTTTGCCAACAACTGTTCGCATTCGATGGTCAAAGGATTATCAAATCCGTTGTACAAAGCATTATACATAAAAAATGGAATGTTATTTGCCTTAAAATAATTTTGTAAGTAAAGTATCTGTATCACGGTTCTTATCTGTCCCTCTTCTTCAATTGCTGGCCAAAATTCTCTTTCACCTTTATTGACCCATGGGTCGAATCTAACATCTTTATATAAGGTGTCATCTTTTGGTCCAACCATTTTCCATGTTTGCCAACGTGTAGCCCTATTGGCATACTTGTTTTCTCTTGCTGTAGTTAGACCTTCCCGTCTATTATGACTTGTAAAACCTATTAAGACAAACGTATCTTTCAGATTGGCATGTAATACCGTTCTTACAATTCTCTCGTTACTAGCCCCATTTTCTGCAATCATCTTATATGCAAGATTAAGTCGGAGTGCGAGTACTCTCCCGCAATTTGTTGGCCTACTAAGGTCAATGTTATATTTTTGTTCAAGTGCCATTCTTTCTTTTTTTCGACGTGGAACAAACGCACTAGATTTTAGACCTGGTATGTATCGAGGTATAGCATTCCCCACCGCGAATGAACATCCAAAATGGGTTAGCTTCATAGCAGACCTTTATCCATCAATATTTCAACAGCACTTCCATTTTCAAACTCCTCGGGTGTAAACTGCTGATAGGCTAAACTAAACAACCATGGTTCTGGCCCACCATAGTAAGGATTTTCAATATCTGCTAATTCTGTGTTTGCCACATCTATTGCAAAACTTTTATCATGACAGAACACTGGCACTCCTTCGCACATGGCCTCAACTGCCGCTATCGAGCAACTTGTAACAACACACCATGCCTCTTTGAGATCCTCGGATAAGGGTACCTTTGCCTCACTGGGTCCTGACGTGCCCCTGCCCCTAGGCTTGTGTCGAAGTTTGATAGGTCTGTCTGTGTATCTTTTAATTTTTTCTATGGTATCATTGGTCCAGTTTGGTTCGTCAAGATAGTTATTGATTCCGTCTGAGCTTGGACATACCAACACATATTTTCCTACAAAGGCAGGAGCTTTTATCTTCATGCCAAACTTTTCAAACCGATCAGATTTGCAATCCTTTATAAAAGGAACATGTATTGCATTCTTACAAATTCTCCAATAATGGTTGTTCTTTTTTAAATTATTATTATCAAATCTACCAAAATATGGAGTGTCTGTAAACCAATATTTGTGGTTACGTGATTCAAGTTTCTTTACCATGTCTAGGTTATTGTTTACAAATCCCCAGAACATACTGTTACTAACAGGATCTGTTTCGATAGCATTGTCTAATTTTGTTATCTGTTCTGGCCAGGATTTTGTGACGCCATTAAACACTTCCCATGCCTTGCTTTTTGGATTACTAAATGGTGCGTAAATTGTTAGCATCTATGAAATCTTTCAATTTTTCAGCCCACTGTCTATGTCCTTCCGCCGACGGATGAGGATCTGATTGACTACTGACAAGACCTTTATCTATGATGTATTCGTAATGACTAATATTTGGACTAAAAAATCTGTCCATGTTAATTGCATCACGTATGATTTTGAAATCTCCGATGCCCTTTTGGCTGAAATCATTTGGCAACGAATTATACATCACATAAGGGATTCTTTTCCTTTCGAAATAGTTTTGTAAGTCAAACACATTATCTAAAAAACTCATTGTTAAATTTTGTTCTATGTCATATCCTTGTTTGCTTCTGATAAAACTTACGTTATCCAAAGTTTTCCATGTTCTCCAAGTTAAATCTGTTTGGGGCGGTCTCCCTTTTTTATGGCCATCGTTTGTTACATAGTCGTTCCGATTTTGACTGGACCAACCGATCACTGCAAAGTGCTTATCCCTCTTATGCCTTTCTAACCATACTTTTGTGGTAAAGCTAATCCTATCATTGCCTCGGCCGCCCATTGCGTAGTTGCATAGAGCCATGTTATAACTGTCAGCTAAAATTTTTGTGCAATAGGTATCAACTCCGTCTTTTGGTCTAGTTGTTAGAAAACTGCATCCATTAGAAAATAAAATCATAGTCCTGTATTATAACATAATTATTAATAAAATGTCAGTAAAAAATATATCATCCTTGAAGTATTTCTTAGATAGATGGGAAACAGTTGACCCAGAATACAATTATACTGTGCCTTATCATGAAGGCATAGACCCTCACTTTTCAAGTTTACCAACATTTGTTGCGGAGTTCCATGACTGCAAAGTGCATACCTGTCCCTTGCTGGTTACGAGAGAGAAAAAACTTATTACAGATCATGTTTGGAAACTTACACACAAAAGCAGGCACAAACCACACAAAAGTCACAAGTTATGGAGATCCTGGGACACAATCATGGATATAGATCTTCCACCTGTCAAAGAATCTTTTAATGAAAGCAACACTTACGTGTGGCTACCCCTAGACGATGACAGTAAAAATAATCCATGGCACATATGGATCGATGTAATATCCAAATTTAGATTGCTAGAAAAAAGGTGGTCAACAAATTTTGCAAGGTACTGTTTTATTCTGGCAAACCATAGTGCATATTTTGAAAAAGTTTGCAAGGAACTTTTTCCCGATGTCAAAATAGTTGTGATGCCAAAGGGTGAAACTTGGCAGTTCAAACATCTTATAGTGCCAAGCATGAGCAACGTCAGAGACGGAATAATCACTCCACCGTTGGCACCATGGCTAAGACACTTTAAAGGATTGAAAAATTTAAAAGGCAGTAAACAACATAGAAAAATAGTTGTTCTCCGACCAGGAGCAACCTCTAGAAAACTAGTTAACTCCGATGAATTATTATTAAAACTTAAAGGATGGGAAACCGTTGTTTTAGAAAAATTATCAATAAAAGATCAGATGAGAACATTTGCAGAGGCCTCACACGTGTTGGCGGCTCATGGAGCAGGACTCACTAACCTGTTATGGTGCCAGCCTGGAACCAAAGTGCTTGAAATACAGGATAAAAACATGATACACAAAAAGGTATATCCATTGTTGTCTCATAATTTAGGGCTAGAACATAAGCTGTATCTTGCAGATGTGGTTCAAATTAGGAGGCAAAACAATGCAAAGCCAAAAGGCATAAAGAGATTTAGTGATATGATAAATTTTAAAATAAACATACCAGACATAATGGAGCACCTAGAATGACAACATCTGTATTACACAAACAACCAAAACTGCTAATGGATCCATATCCACACATAGTGATAGAAGATGCATTACCTGAAGACATATACAACCAATTGGAAAAGGAATGGCCAACACAACAACTCCTTAGCACAGAACCTTTTGATAATGGAATATGCTACAGACTGAAATCTGATCAGATGCTGAAGCCTAATGTTGTATCAGATTCATGGCGCCAGTTTGCAGAGTATCACACGTCGGCGAAATTTTATGATGAGGTTAAAAACATCTTTGGTGATTTTATGCCAAACATAGCAGAAGCTGATAAGACAATAAGTCCACGTGGTTGGGACAAAGGTGGAGATAAGATTGGCAGTGACTGCCAAACTGTCATGCACAAACCTGTAGACTTCAGCTCTAGAACACCGCACATTGACAACCCGAGAGAAATTTATGCTGGATTACTGTACATGCCATACGAAGATGACACTAGCACAGGTGGTGACTTTCAATTACACAGGCAGGCATCAACCATCACTGAAGTTAACAAAAACGGAGGACGGGCAGTAGGTGATAAAGCAGGAGACATTGTAAAGACAGTGCCATACAAGCGTAACACTTTTGTAATGTTTTGTAATAACTCCACCAACACAATTCATAGTGTGTCTGCTCGGAAAAATGCAGTAAGGCATAGAAGAAGCGTTAACATAATTGCGGAATTCAATAAAGTTGCTAGGCGTTCAATGTTTGCTGTAAGGGAAACTAGAAAGTGAACATAGCTGGCATACACACCACAAAGCCAAGAACACAAAGATACGTAGAGGCATTTGTTACGGGCACACCTGGACCTAATAAAATATATCAATTCCGAGATCTTAAGACACTACCAGAAGAAAATTTGACCATGTATGGGATCCTAGCAGGATCAGGAGAAGTTTACAAATGGTGTCAAAGACAAAAAAAAGATTTTTATTTTATGGATCACGGATACTTCACAAATGCTCATGATCGGCCACATTGGTTAAGGATAACAAAAAATAAACATTGCCAAAACGTGCTACAAAACAAATCACCGGACAGGTATGAAAAATATTTTAAGCAAGAAATTAAACCATGGAAAAAGAATGGAAGGAAAATTTTAGTACTGCCTCCAACAAACGCCATAGCTAATTTTTTTGGTGCAGAAGACTGGCTAGATAACACGTTAAAAATTATCAAAGAAAATACTGATAGACCGATAGATGTGCGGGAGAAACCATACAATCCAACCGTGGCCATCGATCATGTTGGGGCAACAGTTAAGATTGATAGGCCAACTAAAAATCAGGGCAATATAAATTGGAATGAATACCATGCGATGGTTACATACAATTCAAACACAATGATAGCCAGTTTGGCCGAGGGTGTACCTGTGTTTTGTGATCCACAAAATTCTGCCGCCGCCCCTATATCAGAAACAGATTTCAGTAAAATTGAATCCCCGAAATATGGAGATAGAGTTGCATTGTTTTCAAGTCTAGCGTATAATAACTGGACAATGGATGAAATGTCGAACGGCACAGCATGGAGAATGATTAATGAAAGTTGAAATTTTCAGAAGGACAGTAAAAGATCGTAGACGTGGGAACAGTTATGATCTTCTATATCATCTCAAAGAAGGCATACAAGCGGCCGGAGACGAAGCAGTTATCGTTAATGAACATCGATCTGGACCAACTGTGGCAGGCGAGATGGAGCCAACTGCACCAATGGCGGCCATGTTTGGCTATGGTGGTGACAAACAAATGCACCACACAAAAGGCAGACGTAGAGAACTTGCAGACAACTGTCGTGCAAAAAAGATCCCTCTGATTACCTTTGACGGAGGCCTGCTATCCAGTTTTGGGAACGTTTCAACTTCTCCGGATCATCATTTTAGGGTATCACTGTACACACCAATGAACGATGGCAATTTCCTTTCTGACAACAGTCCAAGTGATCGTTGGGAGATGCTAGTAAAAAAATTCAATGTGAAATACGAACCGTGGAAGAAATCAACCACTGACAGTCCTATACTGTTTGGACTACAACCAAAAGACAACTGGAGCATGAATGAACTTGATCCTATAGATTGGTTCAATGATGTGTACAAAAAACTAAGGCCACTTACCAACAGAAAGTTCATTGTAAGGCCACATCCTAACAATGTATCAAATATTCTTGAGCGTAGGAAAGAACTGCCTGACGACATAGAATTACAATACACACAAAAGAAGTTTGTTGGTGACGAGAAAAAGCACTATAGATTCCACTTTCAGGAGGCATTAAATAATTGTCATGCTTTTATTACTCACAATAGTACTGCCAGCGTCGACTCTTGTGTTCGTGGAGTCCCTACCTTTGTTACCTCAGATCTTGCACTTTGTTGGCCAGTAGCAAACAAGGACCTAAATAAAATTGAATCTCCAGAATATCCAGATCGTACGCAATGGGTAAATGACCTAGGCTACAAACTGTGGAGCATAAAAGAAATTAGAGACGGCACAGTATATAAAAGATTCAAATCTAAACTAGGATTATAAACGTATGTGTGGAATATACGGCATAACTGCTAGTGATCAACACTTCATAAATGAGTACATGCACACCTGTAAACACAGAGGCCCGGACGGTGGGTCAAAAATTGAAATCGTATCTAAGGCAGGACACACTGTTACCCTAGGACATAATCTTTTGAGCATAATGGCAGAACCTAAAAGGTCATATCAACCATGGAGGACACCAAAAGGAAACACCTTAATATACAACGGTGAGATATTCAACTACTTTGAACTGAAAGAAAAATATCCTAAATTCAAAGACACAACAGGATGTGACACGGAATTACTTGCATGGGGACTAGATACATTTGGCTTAAAGTTTATTGATCAGCTGGATTCAATGCATGGGTTTGCCTATTACGAACCAGACAAAGATACGATTACTCTAAGTAGAGATCACGCTGGTATTAAACCATTGTACTACGCTGAGATACAAGAAGGTTTAGTTTTTGGCTCTGAAGTTAAAGGCATGTTGGACAAAGTCCCTGGTTCAAGAAAATTAGATAACCTCGCGGCAAGTTTCCAAAGCAGGACAGGACTCAACCCTTTACGTAACACGCTTTTTAGTGGCATAAAAAAATTACTGCCTGGCGAAACAATAGTGTGGGACATTGTAAAAAAACAAATTAGTAATACTAAAAGGATTTATATCAAACCAAATTGTAACGTTGACTTTGATCCAAACGAATTTAGAGAGCAATTAGCAAAGGCAGTTAGTCGCTGTTCGATTGGCAGAAGACAGATTGGAGTTTTTCTGAGTGGTGGATTAGACTCCAGCGTTGTCGCTTATGAGCTAGGAAAAATTAAAAATGAACTTAGGACGTTTACAAACAAATTTAGTCCAGATGTCATAAGCGATGAGGACTTCAATAGTGATGCAAAGGCGGCAAAGATGTTAGCCGAGAGAGAAAATTTTAGGCACACCGAAGTTGAAATAACACCTAAAATTATCAAGGAGTCATGGGATAATTCAGTTTACTTCGGTGAGCAACCAGTTTATACAGCAAATTCATCGCTTTATTGTTACACTAATAAATTTTTAGCAGAAAGAGATATAGTCATTACAATGTCAGGTGACATGGGTGATGAAATACTTGGAGGTTATGTAAAATACAAACACATGTTGCAAGGTAGGGTAAGGCTTAACAGTTGGATTGATGTACTAAAACATTGGCTTAACAGAATTAAAAGACCCGTGCCATTGACTGAAAATATTTTATCCGATGAAATTCTTTTGGATGAATTTAGTAAATGCTATTCAGATAAATTATGGAATGCCAAAGATCCAACAGCATCTTACATGGCATTAGACTGTGTTACACAGGTACCTGCAGAATTTTTCAGTAGGAATGACACATATGGAATGGCATACAGCATGGAGGGTAGATTTCCGTTAGCGTCAAAAACGTTCATGCAGTATTGCCTAGATATTCCAACAAAATATAAAATAGGATCGCGAGATAACGATACCAAGATGTTAACCAAAATAGCATATAAAAAAATATTACCTAAAGAAATAATACAAAAAAATAAGACAGGTTGGACCGTACCTATAGGACATTGGTTGAAGAATAATAGTGACCAAGAACTTACAAATTTCTATTTGCAAAGCGTAGGAAAAGAAAATAAAATGAATACAATCACAGTGAATGCAAAAGTGAATAAAAGTTTAGTTCCTGCATGGGCATATAAAAGTTGGAAGGAAAAATACAACATTAAATATTCATCATGACAACTTTAGCAGTAGTAACCACATTTCCACCTAACAGATGGACAGCGTATGCCAGAAGAATGTTAGAAAGCCACGTGCAATATTGGCCAGATGATGTTGTTCTACATGCCTATTACGAGGGTACCATGCCAGATTTCAAGCATCAAAAAGTTAAATTTGTAAACATAGAAAAAGTTAATCCGGATCTCGTTGCATTCAAACAAAAATACAAAGACGACCCTGTTGCCAATGGGGAAACAGCCGAAATACCTGGAGGTGTAAGACGTCTACCAGCCGCAGGTAAAAATGACAAGGGCAAAGGCAGTTACCTATGGGACGCGGTGCGTTTTAGTCATAAGACTTTTGCAGTAGATCATGCAATTAAAAACATTGATACTGATTACGTGTTATGGCTAGATGCTGACACATACACTTTTAGGCCAATAACCAAGGAATTTGTAATAGGACTTCTACCTAAAGACAAACTGGTAAATTTTTTAGGTAGGGGAGAGAAATACCCAGAATGCGGTTGGGTATGTTACAATAGGCGGCATCCACAGATGAATCAATTCATGGATGCATGGACTGGTCTTTATAAAAACAAAACGATATTTAAAGAGTTGGAATGGCACGACAGTTATCTATTTTGGCAGATACTTAAAAGAGTAGCACCTAATGAAGGTGTTGACATAGGTAAAGGAGCAGGTGCAAAAGGACACCATGTCTTTATTAATAGTGTTCTAGGAGACTACATCGATCACATGAAAGGTAAAAGAAAAATTAAAGGCAAAAGTTCAAGATCCGATTTACGAAGTGAACGCAAACAGGACTATTGGAAAAACGTTGAAAACTACGATCCTTTTGGTGGAATAAAATTTGATCCTAAACAGGCCGAAGATATTGTAAGCAAAGTTGAAAAAGGCAAACAAGGAAATTAATGAAAATAGAGATTTGGCCAGCACACGGACCTTTGAATTCGAAAGAAGTTTTTGCTAAATTTATAAAATCTCTACGTGCCTCAGGTGAACAAGTGTTTGAAAATCAGCAGTTGCCAGACGGAGATGTAGCCGTGATTTGGAGCGTTCTATGGCAGGGACGAATGAGAAAATATAAGGATATATGGGAACGTTACAGAAGAATAAACAAACCTGTAATTGTAATAGAAGTTGGTGGGATCAAACGAAATGAAACTTGGAAGATGGGAATAAATGGCGTCAACAGAGAAGCGGATTTTGCCAATCAAGATGCTGATGATAAACGTTGGAAAAAATTTGGAACCGATCTTAAGCCATGGTGTCAGACAGGGAATGACATTATTATCTGTGGTCAGCATACAAACAGCCATCAATGGCGGAACAATCCACCTATGTCAAAATGGTTTGAACAACAAATTATAGGTATAAGAAAATATACTGATAAGCCGATTGTGATCCGACCCCACCCAAGGAATCACGTGACGCTTGATCTTCGAAAGTTTAATAATGTGAGAATAGTATCGCCACAAAGAGATAATAAAACATACGATGACACTGACCTAACAGAAAGGCTTAAATCAGCATGGGCATTGGTGAGTTACTCAAGTAATCCTGCCATGACTGCGGCTATAAACGGTATACCCGTTTATGTGTCAGAAGCAAGTTTAAGCTATGACATAGGAAACACAAACTTTGAAAACATAAACAGTCCAAAAATGCCTGATAGACAACAATGGGCAAATAAACTGGCATATACCGAGTGGTGGCCCGATGAAATAGAACAAGGGATACCGTGGAAGAGGATAAAAAAGAGAATTGAGGAGAAATATTAATGGCAACATTTAGCGTTAATAAAAGAAACGAAGTTCTCCCTATAGAATTTACTCCATACAAAGGTGAAGAGATAATTGTCAATACTATAATCCGTAAAGGAAAACGCATTCAAGAAAAGGTGTTTTATGAAGACAAAGTAAAAGCAGTGCCGAGGGGTAACGCTTATTGTATTGGGAACGGCCCTTCACGTAAAGGCTTTGATCTACACAGACTGAAAAAACATGGTCAGACTTACGGGTGCAACGCCTTGTATAGAGATTTTATGCCCGACTTTATTTTTAGTGTAGATGCAAAAATGTCAGCACAAATGTGTTTGGACAATGTTGGCAGAAAGACCATCCACTATGCGCCTTCATTGGAGGTAAACAGGAAACACGCAAAAGGTATGATACATCTTATACCAAACAATCCACACTGGATATCAGGCAATCAAGCGTTTTGGACCGCTGGGGTGCATGGACATCGGAACATATATCTAATTGGATATGATTTCAGAGAGTATGGAAAGGGACAGCTTAACAACATCTATCAGGATACAAATTTATATGGTGAAAGGAACGGTGACTCCATCATGGATGGATGGCTAAAACAGTTCAGGGACATGATTAAAATGAGACCCTATGTAAAATTTACTGTGGTACATGACGACCCACCTGAATATCTACATCACCTACAAACTGGAACTGATCTCGGAAACACTCGTGTAATCAGTTATGATGAGTTAGATAAAGAATTAACACCTAGTAAGATTTAGGCCGGCATTTTTAAATTTATTTTTCCAGGCAAAAAAGTTTGCGTTATGGTTAGAGTATGGATCTTTTAGCCAAGTCATTTGATATAGATGCACCATCTCGTGTGCAAGTGTTTCTATGAAATCATTCCATTTAGGAAATTTGCAATGAAGCTCTATGTAATAATCTACCTCGATGTGATAAGGAATAATTCTTTGATTGAACTTTCCTTTTGGTGTTTTTCTATTGTCCCAATTAGCCACACATCGACCCCAATCCTTATGCAATTTTTTAATGTGTAATGGCACAATAGGTAATCTCCCGTTGAAGAGTCCTCTATTGATTACCTTAAACCAGTGATAGGCCTGCTGTTGGGTTGGCTTGAATCCAACAGTGTTTTTATATCTCACTGCGGTGTTTTCTAGAGCAACTTTGAGTTGCTTTCTCACATTTATTTTTTTACTTTTTATTTTTTTCATGGTTGACTATATTACCAATTATGCTATAATATACTAATAATTATCTAAATTACCATGAGTGATATGCACACAGATTTACCAAAAACTATAAACGAAGCACTTAAAATATTAGCATATAACGATTATTTTTGGGCCAATTCTACAATGCTAGGAAATACAGGTGTGATCAAGCCACATCCAAAAGATCACAAAACTGTTAAATCGTTGGCTGAATCACAATATCCTTGGACAGAAAAACAAGGCAAATTAGCTTTAGTGATATTGAAAAGATACCTAACAAAGTTTCAAGCACATGGTATGGATATCAAACCATTATTAGATAACCCAAAATATGAGGAAGAGTTCAGAGTAATTAGTTTCGATAAAAGCATTGAAAAATATACCGATGAATCAAACATTGACAAAATAGAACTTAGATTTCCATATCATAAAAAAGTTATTCAGCTAATTAGATGCCTTAAAGACAAAAGAGGATTGCCAGCCGGATACAGCCACTATGACGGTGACGCCAAGAAATGGACTTTTCAACATAGTGATGTCACTGCTTACTATCTTACGTTAATTGCAGTGAGATATGATTTCAAATTCAGTGACGAAAGTTTACTTAACGATTATGATGAAATTAAAAAAGAAAAAAAAGGATACCGTATACCAACGGCACAATTGGTTGGTGAAGAGATCATAATAAACAATGCGCCTGAATCTTTACAAGAACATTGGAATGTAAATTTTAAAAACAAAAATTTATTACAACAAGTAGATGCTCTTAAAAATTATAAAATATCAACTAAAGGACTGGATGTCAAGTCCAACACACTGATCGGACATAGGATTGCTCATAATCCTCATCACAAACTATGGATCGATTCTACTACATTCACCAAACGAGAGGTAGTAAGGGCATTGATGGAACTAGATGTTTTTCCGTTAGTGATGCCTGTAAGTGGGGACATTCATATGGAAGAAGATGTGAGAAACTTTTGGGAATGGTTAGATGCGTTTAAAAAATATGGCGTAGATATTTTAAATGATTGTGCATGGGGATTTGATGTAAGGGAGCCTATATATAAAAAAGATTTGGATCGATTTCAAAACGACAGGACTTATCTAGTAGACAATCAAAAACCGCATGAGTTTTTTCAGAACCTATATGAATTACATCAAATGAGTAAACAATTTAAATTAATAAATGATAATACCAAAATTATTTTTGTACGGAATAGAATACCAAGAGCATTAATAAAAAGTAAAATTAAACCAAAGGCGTCACTGATTGCCCTAGGCGGTGGCCATTATGCTACCGGAACAGACAATCTGAAAAGACTTCTTGAAAATCTTCCAAAAAAGTTGTATTATAGTGATTATCAGCCAAGCAGTTGGGATTGGCATGATCATGTGATAGTAAAACTTTAGAATGAGTAGTTGTAAATTAGTAATAAGAGACGAAGTAAATGTGAAGTTCGAGAACTTATCTCTCGAATGGCGTAAAAGATTATCAAACAAATTCAAGTACGAAATACCATATGCAAGGCATCTTCCGGCTGTCAAATTAGGTAGGTGGGACGGAAAAGTTTCTTTTTTTGGTTTGGGCGGCACCACATATTTGAACCTAGTTGACCAAATAATTCCAATACTAGACGAGGGCGGAGTTTACATTGATGTTGTGGATCAGAGAACGAAACACGACTTCAAATTCAATTCAGTTGATAAAAGTTTCCTATCGCACATTACTTGGCCTAGCACACATCCTTGTGCAGGACAACCAATTGAATTACGTGACTACCAAGTTGAGACAATTAACAAGTTTATTGAGAATCCACAAAGCATACAAGAGATTGCCACTGGTGCAGGCAAAACCATAATCACCGCGGCTTTGTGCCAATTGGTGGAGCCCTATGGCAGAACCATTACGATTGTTCCGAACAAAAGCCTTGTGACGCAAACAGAAGAGGACTTTCTCGCCTGTAATTTGGATACAGGAGTGTACTATGGTGACAGAAAAGAAGTAGGACGATACAATACAATAGCAACTTGGCAAAGTTTGAATGTGTTAGAAAAGAAAGCAAAAAACGAACACAGCACAGAGTTCAAAGAATTTTGTAATGGCATACAGACTGTAATCATAGACGAAGTGCATATGGCAAAAGCAGATGTGCTTAAAAGGTTACTTACAGGTCCATTTGCACACTGTGGCATACGTTGGGGACTTACAGGAACTGTGCCAAAAGCAGATTATGAATTTATGGGTCTGAAATGTAGTATAGGCGAGGTGGCGAATAGAATACAGGCAAGTACATTACAAGACAAAGGTGTTCTAGCCAACTGCCACGTCAATGTTCTGCAGACACAAGACCATCCACAATTTAAAACGTATGCCGAAGAACTAAAATGGCTGACAACTGACACTACACGAATGACATGGGTGGCAAACACAATCAAAGATATTGCGACATCAGGCAACACCCTGATATTGGTAGACAGGATATCAGCAGGCGAGATGCTTGAAAAGAAAATAAAGGATTCGGTATTTGTATCAGGATCAACAAAAAACATGGATAGAAAGGAACAATATGATGAAATATCTACTGCAACAAATAAAGTTATTATTGCCACATATGGAGTTGCCGCTGTTGGCATTAATATTCCTAGGATTTTTAATCTTGTTCTCATAGAACCAGGAAAGTCGTTTGTGCGTGTGATACAGTCAATAGGACGTGGTATCAGAAAAGCAGAGGACAAAGACAGTGTTCAAATTTGGGACATTACCAGTAGTTGCAAATTTGCAAAAAGACATCTAGGCGCAAGGAAAAAGTTTTACAAAGAAGCCAATTACCCGTATAATATAGAAAAAATAAATTATGAAAATCCTTACACTAGACGATAGAGCATACACACTGGAAAAAATACCTGAATGGGTAGATGAAAAATTAAGATTTGCAGTGCTTGATAACTCGGATCCAAACAATCCGGACTTCTTCTACATACCACTGATATTCCTAGAAAGTTTCAATGCTCCGGCGGCAGTTCTGGAAATTGGTCCACACAAAATTAAAATGCCGTTGGATTGGAAAATGCTTATTGGAGAAGCCGGTCAATCCGAGATGCATGTCTTACCTATAACCAGCTTAAACGACAGGGGCTTCGACGCATTTACTTTCAATCCTTTATCGAGTGCAAAGCCTGACTTCCACCCAATAGATGTGGTGGACATTTATACAGAAGTAAAATGGTATTTTCCTAAAATAAAATCAGGACAGATGTTAGCAGTGCCTCTAGATAATGGTCCTAGACCGACGTGTGCCTACTTTGTAAAAGATATTTCAAGACAATGTGAACAGGTAGATTATGGCTCGGTCTGGTAGGAGATCAATAAAGATAGATGCACCTATAATGATAACCAATGACAAGATCGCAGTCTGGATGGACCAAGGAGAATGGGCCATGGATTTTTTTAATTGGCTCAACAAAAGTAAGTTGAACAAAAAACTTTCAGGTTTACAACACATGCAAAATAAAATAAAATTAACTTTTGTGACAGCAAAGGACTGCACAATGTTTGGATTGAAATATGCCAGCCGAAAAAAATAGAAAATTTTTTGATCTGAGGAACGGGCTAAAGGCCGTGGACTTCCGAAACAAAGATTACTTCGACAGGATTGACGACAAAGAAAAATCATTGTATTCGCCGTACATGCTGATGAGATACGTATCAAGCACGTCTGCAAAAGACCCGTTCTTTGTAGAACACTATGTTGAGATGGTTAACGAATGTGTCAACAAGCATTGCTTTACACTAGGAAAACATAAAAAATTACTTTGGATATTGACTGCCATGTGTGGCTCACTGCAACAACAATTTCATCCGTGGATCAAACCTATGAAACGTGTACCAAACAAAAGTCTGAAACAGCTACAACAAATATACCCAACATGGAAAGAATCCGACTTAGAAACATTAGACAAAATTATAACAGACAAAGAATTGGAGGAACTGTTAGAGGCACATGGCAAAGAAATTTAGATGCACATATTGTGGCAAAGAATTCACGAAAGAACGGACACTACAGGTTCATATGTGTGAACCAAAGAGACGATATCTTCAAAAAGACGAGAAGTGGGTAGTAAACGCTTTTATGGTGTTCCAAAGATTTTATCAGATACACCAACACAATTCTAAACCAAAAACATATGATGAATTTGTAAAAAGTGCATACTACAATGCGTTTGTAAAATTTGGTAGATTTATAATGCATATCAACCCATTGTATCCAGACAAGTACATTGACTTTGTGTTGAGATCAAAAATAAAACTAGATCACTGGGCTAGAGATGATCTGTATGAAACATATCTGATTGAAGCTTTGAAAAGTGAAACTGTAGAGGCCGCTCTGCAAAGAAGCATCACAACAATGATGGACTGGGCTACTGAACAAAATGCCCAATGGAGTGATTACTTTAGACTTGTGAATACAAACAGAGCTGTACAACATATTCAACAGGGTAAGATTAGTCCATGGCTATTGTTAGGTTGCAGTGCAGGAAAAAGAATGTTAAAATCATTTAACGACGAACAATTACAAATGATAGAAAGATTTATAAACCCAAGCTTCTGGCCAAGCAAGTTGAAAAGCTATCCGGCAGATGTCATGCTGGTACAGGATACAGCAAGGGAGGCCAAAATTGTCTAAGATAGATTTAGAAATCTCTGACAACTTAGAATTTGAGGAAGGAGATTGTGCAGTGATAATAAAAGAAGACGGCGCTATTGGACGTGTGATTATGCCTAAAATCAACAAAGCTACTTTAGACACAGAAGGATACAAAAAACTGCTTGACGTTTTAGAAGTGTTGCAACCAGGCTCACGAGACAAGTTGATACAACACAATCAAAGAAATAAAGGGAGCGTTCACTAATGCCTGATGTAGATATAGACTTTTATGACAGAGACAACACACTGAAGTTGTTCAAACACACGCCAGCTTCTATAATAAAAGAAGGCAAGTCAGAGAAACACAAAACAGGCGTATACTTCCATGCTGTTCCGGAACATCCTGTAACAGGACATGCATCATTAGACTATAAGAATGCAGAGGACAGAGGATATTTCAAGATAGACTGCCTAAACGTAAACATTTATAAAGAAGTCAAATCGGAACAAGAACTTGTTGAACTTATGATACAAGAACCAGACTGGGATATGCTTCAAGATAAAAACTTTGTTGATAAACTATTTCATTTGAATGGACATCACAACATAGTAAACAAGTTGCAACCAAAAAGCATAGAACAACTTGCGGCTGTATTGGCCATCATACGTCCTGCAAAACGTCAACTGATGTACAAGCAATGGAGTGACATAATGAAAGAGGTTTGGGTAAAACCCACAGATGGATCCTATTTCTTTAAGAAATCACATGCTGTGGCATATGCACAGGCGATAGTGGTACAGATGAATCTGCTACAAAAACATAAATATAGTTTTGATGCAACGTCAAAAAACTAAGAAAAGAATAAGAAAAAAATCCAAAACAAAATCCAAATCTTCACTTCGTTCAGAGTATGGCAGTTATAAGCAGGATAGTCCTTTAACATTACACTATCTTACAACAGGTGCCATACTTCCTGAAAAAGACTAGATAGGTTTTCTTACTAATTGGATAGTTCTTCTTTTTACACGTTTCTTCGAAATATCAGATAATCTTACAGTTGGCCCATGCACTATTTCGATGTCTTTCGAGTTCAAAGTCACTAATGTGCTTCGGAAATAACGAAACTCACCTTTAAGAAATATGTTGATTGGTAATTTCCTGTTGGATTCATGCCACCAAATTTCACCACATTTCAAATATCTCATCTTATCTTGCGGCGAGTATAGTCGACCATAATCATAGAAGCTAATAACGTTTGTGTCCTGATTCTGCACAATACCCACATATTCCAAATCTCCCTTTCTGATCAGACTTAGAAAAGGGAATTTTTCTCTTAAGGTGTTAAAAATTTCGTTCATTCTATATCTATAAATACTGTTAAATATGTACTATGCAAACAGTTTCAAGGTATTTACTATCACAGTTGGTAATAGCATTCCAAAACGGTTTTCACGGGAGGAATTCAAAAGTGTACGATAGACGATTAATATTACACAGAGGGGTGACAAACCCCCTTACCTTTACGTTTAAAAACGAGGATCAAAAGGCACAAGACGTGTCTTCAAAAACCGTAGACAGTGGAAACTATTATCAATTAGAGGTTATTGACACGGATTCCCAACAATCTGTTATCACGAAAAACCTTGTGATAGTAGATGACGGAAGCACATTATCAACCAAAGGTCAAGCTAGTTGTGAGATCTCAGATGGAGATTTATTAGACTTAGATGCTAAATTTTACACCTACTCCATCAAAGAAATCAAGTCAGATGGAAGCACTTTGGTGACCTATGCAGATACTAGCTATGTTGCAGGTGGCACCATAGAGGTGCTAGATGGGGCTTATGCACAATTTTTACCAAGCACTAGCATATCATCTTTTACGGCAACAGGTGGACCACTTACATATACCACTGGAAAGATAAATGCGAAGCCTGGCATCAACAACAATAAGGCTTTACACACCATTGCAGTTTACACTAAAAACTTCACAGGAGCTTTAAGAGTGCAAGGTACAATGAGTACATCTCCCGAGGAAACAGACTATTTCGATATAACAATGGATGGCGCGAGTGAGCCTGCAAATTCATTTAGTGACTCAACCGCAGTCACAAGTTTCAACTTCACAGGTGTTTACCAAAACATAAGATTCAGCTGGGGCAACAGCACTGGTAACACTGGAGTGATTGACAAAATACTTTACAGACAGTAAAATATACATTATGAACCTGATCCAGTCTACTATTCTGACGAGCTTGCCTACGGGCAGAAAGAAAACTCCAAGCGGTTGGACTTCTTTCAATGCTCCATGCTGTGTACACAATGGCGAAACTGCTGACAAGAAAAAACGTGGTGGAATAATGACAAGCATGGATGGCACTGTGTCATATCATTGCTTTAACTGTGGATTCAAGGCAAGTTACATAATCGGACGTAAATTATCATACAAGATGAAGCAGTTCATGACCTACATCGGAATACCCGATGACACAATAAGGAAACTGGCTATAGAAGCCATGCGTGAAGAAGAAGGTGATGTAAAATATGAAAAGAAAAAATTTGTTACATTCAAGAAAAAAGAATTACCCAAACACACCAGAACACTTGGAGAATGGCTAGAGGAGTACACAGTAGGAACAATGCCTACAGAACAACAAAATAAAATTGATAATCTGTTGAACTATCTCACAGGAAGAGGCATAGGCCCAGATTGGTATGACTTCATGTATTCATCTGACAAGCATTGGGACGTTGACAAAAGACTACTGATTCCATTTTACTGGCGTGGTGACATTGTTGGGTTCACAGGAAGGATGTTTGAGCAATCAGACAAGGTAAAATATTACACAGACGTACAGCCAGGCTATGTGTTCAATATGGATGCACAGGACTGGACAAGAAAGTTTGTAATTGTAACTGAAGGTCCTTTCGATGCCATTACCATTTCTGGAGTCAGTATACTTGGATCCGAGATAAATGATGTACAACGAGAGCTTATTGATGGACTAGGACGTCAGGTAATTGTTGTTCCAGACAGAGATGCCCCAGGAGAGAAACTAATCAATCAGGCAACAGAATTTGGTTGGAGTGTTGCTTTTCCAGAATGGGATAAAACGGTTGGCGATGTGGCAGATGCTGTGTTAAAATATGGTAGACTGTTTACTATACAATCAATACTGAAAACAACAGAGTCTAGTAAACTTAAAATAGATTTGAAAAGGAAAATGTATGGATAAGGAAATTACAGACTTAAAAAAAGAAGTTAAAGAACTTAAAAAAGTAATTAATGAATTAGATAAAAAGTTATCTAAGCACATACTTTTTATTGAACAGGTATATGGTCCTTTACAAAAATCAATAGATAAATTTAAAAGGTTCTTCAAATAATGGCTGAATACACATTTGACGTCCAGAAACTTTACATAGAAATGCTGTTGGCAGATGCCGAATCTTTTGCCAGAGCACAGAATATATTCAGACCAGAGTCTTTTGATAGAAAACTACAACCAATCGCTAAATTTGTAAAAGACTACATGGATGAATACAAAGTCATGCCTGATGTTGAACAAATAAATGCAAAACATGACATCAAATTAAAATCGGCAAAAGATCTGGATCCAAGTCATTTCAACTGGCTTTTAGATGAATTTGAAACGTTTTCAAGACACAAGGCATTAGAAAGTGCTATCCTACAATCGGCAGACCTTTTAGAAAAAGGAGACTATGCGCCAGTGGAAGACATGGTCAAGGACGCAGTCAATGTAGGACTTACACGTGATCTTGGTACAGACTACTTCGAGGACCCTAAAGGAAGACTAACGGCCCTCAAAGAGAACAACGGGCAGATCAGCACTGGCTGGCAGAATATTGACAAGAAACTATTCGGTGGTTTTAATCGAGGAGAATTAAACATCTTTGCAGGTGGATCAGGCGCAGGTAAAAGTTTATTCTTACAGAATCTTGCAGTAAACTGGGCACTTGCTGGTCTGAACGTTTGTTACATATCTTTTGAATTAAGCGAACAGCTGACAGCGATGAGGCTTGATGCCATGATGACTAATATTCCAACAAAGAAAGTGTTTCCAGAAATTGATAATGTTGAAATGAAAGTCAAGATGTTAGCCAAGAAGTCAGGTAACATGCAGATAAAATATTTGCCAAGTGGTAGCACGGTGTTAGACATAAGGACATATCTTAAAGAGCTAGAGCTAAAAAATAAAAAGAAAATAGACTGTATATTGATTGATTACTTGGATCTCATGATGCCCAAGAGCAAAAGAATATCTCCTGCGGACTTATTCATCAAAGACAAATATGTGTCAGAAGAACTTAGAAACTTGGTTGTTGAAAAACAATGTATACTGGCCACAGCATCACAGTTGAACAGAGCGTCTGTTGAGGAGATAGAGTTCGATCACTCACACATATCAGGAGGACTATCTAAGATACAAACAGCAGATAATGTTATAGGTATCTTCACATCAAGAGCAATGAAAGAACGTGGTAGATATCAGATACAGTTCATGAAGACTAGAAGTTCAAGCGGGGTAGGACAGAAAGTAGATTTGGAGTTCGACGTCGACAGCTTAAGGATCAGGGACCTAGCAGATGATCCTGAATACAAACAATTTGATAAACAGAGAAGCACAATATATGATTCACTAAAACAAACTTCAAAAGTTTCTGCTCCAGGATCTGATGCAAGAAAGGAAGTTCCTGATCCGCGTAAGGGCGACACCGTAGGAAAAGTTAAAGCCACAGTAGAGGGTGGTAAACTGAGACAACTCTTAAATGAACTGCACTCAGATGAAGAACAATAATGACATCGAATACATATATGAGAAGTTAAGTTCTCTTTATCCTAGATATTCTAATAGGAAGCCAAAAGCTAAAATTTATTCTCAAGCATATACCAGTCTAATAGGAGTTATGTTGTCTGCACAAAGTCAAGACAAGAGAACAGCCGTTGCCTGTAATCAACTGTTTGCTCTGGCTGACACTCCTGAAGAAATGATAAAATTGTCTCAAGATGAAATAATTGAAGCAATCAAACCAGCTGGTTTATACAACGCCAAAAGTAAAAATATTCTTGCAACTAGCAAAATGCTTTTGGAAAAATTTAATGGAGTTGTGCCAAGAACACAAAAAGAACTAATGACTCTTCCTGGAGTAGGGCGAAAAAGTTCAGACATTGTCATGCGATTTGTTTTTGGTGAACCACACATAGCTGTTGACACCCATGTGTTTAGAATGTTATGGAGACTGGGTTGGGCCGACAGCTTGGATGAAGGCAAAGCTTCTATTCTTGTTAACAACACAACTCCTAGCAAATACAAATACGGAGCCCACATGTGGCTAATCACTCATGCTAAAAAAGTTTGTAAATCAAGATCCCCTGCCTGTGATCCTTGTGTCATAAGTGCCGCTTGTGACAAAAGAGATATCACCATTCCCAAAAGTAAACTTCGCCAAAATCTTAACACATAATAATATACGCAGATAAATAAAACTGCTCAAGGCAAACAGGCAAAAGTAAAAGCATAGGCAAATGAAAGACAAAGAACTGAACGACATAACAAGGCTGTACGATAGATTTATTAGGCAATGTCCAGGCACAGAAAAATACACGCATAGGCTAGCCGAGGAAACTCGAATCATCCTTCAACTACGTTTCGTAGATTACTTCATCCAAATATGTGACATCATTGCAATGACCCGGGACATACCGCACATGACACGTGGTAGTGCTGGTTCATCGCTGGTCTGTTACCTGCTGGGCATAACAGATGTGGACCCAGTGGAGTGGGACATACCCGTGGCAAGATTCCTCAATCCTAATCGAGACGACCTACCTGATGTTGATATAGATTTCCCCCATCACAAACAGGACGAGGTTATGCAGAGGATATTCAAGAAGTGGCCCGGACGCAGTGCTAGGATATCTAATTACGTGCTCTATCAAGATAAATCAGCAAGGCGTGAAGCGGCCAAGCGATTAGGTGCCAAGGGTAACCTACCCCGCAGGTTCACATACGATTCGCTAGGTATAGACACCAAAGAAGCCAAACGTATCGAGAATAAATTGAAAGGCAAAAAGAGATGCATATCAAAACACTGCGGAGGAATACTGATGTTTCAAAGACAACTACCAAAAAGCCTGTTCACGGCGGAAAATCAAATACTGTTAGACAAGAACGAAGTGGAGGACCTAGAACATCTGAAAGTGGATATTTTAGCCAATCGTGGTTTGTCACAGCTCATAGAGATAGATCCTACAATGAAACTGACAGACTATCCGGAGGAAGATGCCGCTACCTCGGACCTTTTGTGTCGAGGAGACGTGTTGGGAGTCACACAGGCAGAGAGTCCGGCCATGAGAAGACTGTTCCGAGCAATACAACCAAAAGGTAGACGTGACTGTGTGTTTGGCACAGCACTGATAAGGCCAGTCGCCATATCGGGACGTAAGAAAGCAACCATGTTCCATGACTGGAGTAAAGAACGTATGAGTGATACTATAGTGTATGAAGATGATGCCATAGATAGGATATCAGAAGTGCTGGGCATCGACAAGTACGAAGCGGATATGTACAGGCGAGCATTCGCTAAAAAGAATGAAGAAAAGATCATGGATTTCATATCTAGATTAGGTAACCACCCGCGTAAGGATGAGATTATCACAATGCTACAATCATTGTCGGGCTTTGGTTTATGCAGAGCACATGCTGTTAATCTGGGAAGATTGATTTGGGCACTCGCATATCAAAAAGCACACAATCCAGAAAAATTCTGGAGGTCGTGTTTAAAACACTGTCAAGGTTCATACAAGCGTTGGGTATACAGGACCGAAGCAAAACGTGTTGGCATAGAGGTTGTCACACCAAGCAAATCTGATAAGTGGGACACTCCAGAGTTTCAATACAGAAAATACGGTTGGTGGAGTCAGAACGACTTTATGCCAGGAATGTATGTGAAAGAACTATACATGGACAAAGTGGAATTCGCCGGCATGATAGCAAACGGCAGGGTCTTCCGTGGAGACAAAGGCAGGTACGTAACATTCTTAACGCTAGGAGTTGGCAACGGTCAATACATAGACGTCACTATAAAGAAAGCATTCGCATACAGTGACCACGATGTTGTTTGGGGACAAGGAACAATCAAACATTCTAACAATTCTGACTACGTCGACTGCTATGATTCCAAAGGTTTTAGACTAGAAAAATTTATCCATAACTAACGTTATCATGCAAAGATGTAGAGATTTCGAAAAAAAATTTCCGTTAGTCCCAATCACCTGGCACCGATGCCACCAATACGCTATCAGTGACACACTGATGCCCGATCTAAAAAACGTTTGGAGTTTTGGTATCAGTAAGGAATGTAAAATGGAAGAATGGATAAGAAAGCATAACAACAAAACAAAAATTTATACATGGGATCCAACTCCGATCAGTCAGGCAACGATAGACAAGGCAAATAGTAGGAAAGCCAACATCACACATAATAACAAGGCCTACGATCCAAAAAACAAATCACTAACTTTCTACACAACAGATCCAACGAAGAGATGTTATAGTTTGGAAAACTTTGATCCTAATAATCTTGTACATTCCTACACTGTTGAATGTGTAAATCTGAGAGATATTTTAAATGAATTAGGAAATACAGTGGATTTAATTAAGTTCGATATTGAAGGTAGATGGTTTGAAATATGTAATGAAATATTAGATTTGGATATTAAAGTAAGACAGGTGGTAGGAGAATTTGAAATGTACATGGGTGACCAAGATAAAGAATTTGAAAAATTAGAATCTATTATTGAAAAGTTCGAATCAAATGGTTTCCTAACATATGTTAATAGGATATTAGCAAAGACCAATCCTGGACACATACCTAATAATCCATGCGTTGAACTTGCTTTCATAAGAAAATAAAATGGCCAAAAGCATTAAACAAGTAAAATCAAAAAAAATAATATTAGAAGCACTCACAAGGAAATTAAAAACTTATAGGAAAATCACAGACGCGGAACACAACCTATTGAAAGCATTCATAGACCTGGATCCAATATTTGAAGGCCGTTTAGATAAATTTAATTTTGATGGCACACGAGAAAAATGGATAAAGTTTCACGCTGAATACGATCATAAAACAGAAAAAGGATACTGGATGGAATTTGGTGTGCGAGAAGGGTTGACAATAGAGCAGTTCCTAAAGTACAAGCCTGACGCACACATTCACGGGTTTGATTCTTGGGCCGGACTTCCAGAAGCTTGGGACGTTGGAAACAAAATATATCAACCAGGGGACATGGCCGTTCCGATGCCTGAATTTGACTCACGTGTTGAACTATGGAAAGGCTGGTTTGAGGATACAATAGATCCATGGAAAAATACACACGACGGCCCTATACAACTATTACATGTGGACGGAGATCTTTATTCTTCGGCAAAAACAGTTTTAACAAAACTGAATGATAGGATTGTTCCTGGCACAGTAATAATATTTGATGAAATCGCAAACTGGCGACTGGCTGGAAAAATGAGTGAATGGTGTAACGGAGAATGGTTGGCCTTACTGGAATGGACAAATGCTTTTGATAGAAAAATAAAGCCGTTGGCACGGAGCTGTCTGAACCAGGCTAGTATTGAAGTGTTAAAGTAAATTATTCTGTCTTACAAAATCATTTAAATGGTCGGCCCATTTGTGATGTCCTGTTTCATTTGGGTGTCCGTCATTTGCTGACTTCGTCCAACCATTCTTTGCAACAAATTCAAAATGACTCTGCACATAATCTTTATTGTTAACTTTGACTATGTGATCTGCAGATGACCTATTGTCTAGTTGCATCTGCACGTTTTCTTTAGCATACATGCTAGTTTCAAAATTATAAAAATGCTTTCTATCTATTTGATCTTTTAGCAACTTGATATCGGGCCTAGGTTTTCCATCTACTTCGTTTTCCGGAAGATCATTTGTTAGTGCATGATAAAACACGTAAGGTATATCATGATATTTTAGAAAGTATTGTAATGATAAAATGTTTGTGTAAAGTTTCACTGCACTGGCTAACTCAACATCAAAGTCCTTATCTCGCATGAAAAAATCGTGTTGTGGTAACTGCCAAGTGCCCCATTGGAAATTAAATTTAAGTAATTCGCCTTTAATGCCACCCTGCTTTTCTTTGGGTGTTGTCATGCTACTGACATAGTCCCATCTATATCCTGTGGTCCATCCAACACTAACGAATGTGTCTTTCATTTTATCTGGATTTTTGAAGAACCAATGCATAGTGGTGTTTAAAATCCTATCATTGCCCCTACCGCCTTTAGCAAGATTGATCGTAGGATTTTCAATTTGTAAAAGTTGTCCTAATTTTTGATGACAACTGCCGTATGTTTTTTTGGTACTAAAACTACACCCATTACTTAAATGATATTTCATATACTTTTACTTACATGTTCCCAACACTCTCCAGACTCGAACTCTTCCAAATTCCATTGGCAGTGAGAAATTTTATTTGCCCAGTCTGACTTATCTCCAGTGAATGGCTTTTCTATTTCGCTAATTTCCTTACTACTCACATCGTACGCCATGCTTCCTGTATCACAAGCTATGTTAGGTGTCCCCTGTAAGACTGCATCAATACCAGACCCTGACGTGTATGTTACAGCACACCATGCCTTGGCTAATTGATCTTGGATAGGGATAAACCCTTCTTGCAGTAAGTCTGTCTCTTGCCAAAAAACATCTGGAACTTGTAAAACTTTTTCTCGTAACTTCTTATGTTGTGTTGCTTTCCTGTATAAAGGATGAGGTCTTATAACAATATCCCTATTGGTGTGCTTTCTAATTGTTTCAACAGTGTCAGTGGTCCATTCGAAAACATCAGTGCCTCTCAAACTGGCATCACCAACTTTCTGCATACAGAGTAGTATGTATTCTCCATCCGAACGCCAAGCAACATCTGGATCATATCCGTTCCTAGAAAATACTTTTGTTGCTCTGTCAGATTTGATATGTTCAAATCCCCATTTTGCATCGTCCCAGAGAAATCCGTTAACGCCGACCCTGAACTCTGTGTGAAAGGCAGTTGCAATTGGTCGCCCTATAAGTTGTGTTTCTATCTGCACATATGGCATACCGCTTTCTATAATCTTGCCTTTGCCCTTGTGTGCTGGCCTGCCTCTGTCCTTTTTGTAGCTACCAAATATAACTGCACAATCATACCTGTGTGCCTCAGTGCTATCTACAATGTCACCGCCACTACCTTTGGCAAATGATTCCAGATACTTGAGATAGTGTTCGTTGTTGGCTGTGTCCCTGATTACCGCTACCCGCATGGAGTATTTACGTAGCGAAGCGATAGCGTAAATTTTACCAAATATGCGTTCTTTAGAAACTTACGCGACAGCGTAAAAGCGTAAAGACGGCCTGACCTGAAAGATAATTAATAGTAACAATGGGAATACAACAATGGGCATCCACTACGATTACAAAAGCACCAGAGGTGACAAGAAAATGCGAAAGCAACAGGAACGTGAAGAACGTAGACGCAGGAAGAAGAAAAACATTGACCGCTCTCCCAACAACACCATACCCGAAGACGTGGTGCTGACGCTGGACATGATCACAGATCCAAACAGATGATCAACAGAAATCTATGTTAAAACACTACGACGGTTACTTGGGGACCAAGTGCAAAGTTGTTAGCATCGCGGGAAAATACGTTTATCCGATACATGAGGTGGGATATAAAAGTCTGCTAAACGATGCAGATATGGTTTTCACTGATATAGAGATAACCGCGTGTCCAACAATCACTGTGCTATTGCGTGATCCTGTTGAACGTTTCAATTCAGGCGTGTGTGCTTATGCAAAGCAACACAAAAAAGATCTTGCCCATGTTTACGATAAAATCAAGATAGGAAAGCTGGTGGACAGAATGTTCATGCCACAGTACATGTGGCTAATGCATCTCAGTAAGCACTATCAAGGCATGGTCCATCTGAGACCTTTTGACGCCATCGATGAGATCACGGGTCTGTACACACAAGATGAATCACCTCAGGAACAGATACAGCCGATCAAGGAATACATCAACATAGATAAAAATCTTTTAAAGAATGTTGACCGAACGGTCAAACTGGAAGACATAATAAGCAAATACC